CGGTCAGTGAGAACCCATAGGTAAGCATCACCCTACACATCTGAGCGAAGTCGCAATCTCCTGCTTCCACAAAAAACAATGCATCGTCTCCATCACAAAGCATGTCCCATTTCTTGATCCCCATAAATCTAGCACAAGTCGACACTAATACATAATTCAACAAAGAATTACCCATACCAGTATCTACATCACCAGACATACGGTTCCCGCGAATATGGTACTTTACCCCGGATGAACCAACACCTACATTATTTAACTGCATCTTCAAGAGATCCCTAAACTCCTTGTTGTTAGGAAAGCACTTCTCATAAATCGAATGGATACAACGAAGATGGGTTACCCCAACACTTGCATCAAAACTGCTAGCATCCAGACTGACAACAACAGGATTCGCAAACTCCGCTGCCTTAGCAACAATCAGTTCAGCCCTCCCATAATTATCAAGTCCTTTAGCAAAAACCCGCGTGCGCTTAACACCTCGAGCCTCACCCAAAAAGTGACACAGCCTTCTCTCAATCGGCTTAAGAAACCGTGCAATCCACACGTTGAACCTGGGCGTACGACCCTGAATTGCCCGCGGCTTCTTCTCCTCCGCTCCAACGCCAGTAAGCTTGTCTGCTTTCACAAACAAACTCACCCTAGCGTCACGAGCATCGAAGGGACGCTGCTGTATGCTGGCTGCTGCCTCGGCGTAGCGTCTACGCTTAGAATCCGAGAGAGCCATTACTGCCTCTTCCAAACTCAGCGCATCCAATCGCCGAACATACTTAAACGCCCGATTCACCGTGGCTACAAGATCATCCACTCTCTCACTACCAAGATGTGGTTGTTCAACAAACACACGTCTAGCCAAGCTGGCCTGTTCCGTACAGAAACACTGCGCATGCATTGTGCTAAACGTGCGATCCCCAATTTCTCGAAATGGTCTGCGGAACCACTGTTGACGACAATACCCCTTACCGTATCGGTCTATACCACCGCGTGAGCAGTTTGCGACATAGTCGCCGGCGTGAAGACTTTCAACAAGTTCGGGGCCACATCATCGCCTCGAAATCGCTCCCCCCGAGACCATATATTCTCGGATGGCATCGAATCCATGCAGCGCGGCATCTACCCAAGATGCATATGGCGCGTGCCGCACAGAGTTTCCAAAGCTCCGTGCGGTAAGGAGTGCGCGATCACCCGCCAACATTTTCAGTGCATCTGCCTCCTCATCCGAGACCAGATACGCATCAATGACAGCGGCTGGCATGATCTTAACAAACTCACTTTCGTCAACATGATGTGCCTCACGCCACGCAATGGCCCGGCCACACAACATGTGCAACAAAGACAAATCGCGCAGCTTGAGTACAGCATACTGCCTCAAGTGAGCCGCTAGCTCACCCCTCCTGCTTGAATTCACGAAGATCGGCTCTGGTAGTTCTACCTCCACACTACCGAACATAATCCTCTTGGAGCCACCTTGGGAAGGCCCTCCCTTGTCACATCCACCAGCAGCCACTGTGTTCCGAACACTCGCTTTAATGGCTGATCCTGCGAGGCCATAGGCAAGTCGGGCCGAAACCAAAGAGGCAACAACGATCCCAACTCTACCCACAAACCCACGCCACAACCACC